ACACCACCATAAGGGAAAATAGTTCCTTCATCTGACGATGCCTCAATAATTTGTGTATCCAATGCATTTCCATTTCTAGTTATATCATTATCTAAAGTTTCTTCAACTACTTCAATTATTTGGTTTCTAACTGTATCTATATTGCTTGATGTACCTTTACCAAAAGCGACTATAATAAAATCAATACTACCTCTATATGCACCAGAGCCTGTCACACCTATTGAAGCTGGCTCTCTAGTTTCATCACCAGATTGTATAAACATTGCTGGGAACTGTGCATCACTTAACTCTTCTACCTCAAAAGGCTCCCTTGTTATTTTTTTAAACTCAATAGGACTTGTAACTGCATCAAGTTTTGTAATAATATCACTAGCGATGTTTTCTCTTTTGCTCATATTCTTAACTGACTAAAATAAAATTTACTAAACTCTTCTTTTATTTTATCTTCCTCTTTATTACCTATTGAAAAAAAAGGTCTCTTTGTTTTTCTTTTACCTACACCTAAAACATCATGCCTAAAAGCAATCTTTTCTCTTTCTTTATTAGTGAACAATAATGTATTTTTAAAACCTCTTTGTCTAAAATCTAAACTACGAAACATTTTACCTGTGTCTGTCAAATCTACATGACCTGTTTGCCTACCTTTTTTTTGTCTAAGTTCTCTAGTTTTTTTTGTATAAGGTAAAAAAGTTCCACCGTCTGGCAGTCTACCTGATTGTGTTCTTTTTGTAATCATTAACACAGCCATGTTTGATACTCTATTTAATGCTTTTTTTATGACTGCTGATTGTCTTCGTTTTATTGAATTTAAAAAATTTTTTACTTCTATTGTGTTTGCTTTGATTTGAACTTGCATTTATCTTACTAATCGTAGCATATGTAATGGTTCCTTTTCAGAATCAGAAACTGTCCCACCCCCATCTTCATCGTACTCAACCCCATCCCTTAATACAGCCTGAAACTCTTCGTCATATCTATCTTTATAAAAATCTATTTGAACTTGAAAGGTATCTTTACCTTCGCCTGTATCTGGGTCTCTCCATTTAGTTAATTGAGGATAAATGTATTTCCATAATGCTAAATACACAACTGATTGTGTCCATTGTGCATTGGTAAGTTTACTGTTTGTCATTTCAACAGTAGTAATCTTTGTAATATCTTTGTATCTTACTTGATGTCTATATCGTTCCCACCATTCCTCACGAACTCTACGAAGAACATCGTTTTCTGCTAACTGTAATTGATTATCAAAATCAGTTATACCAAACCCTAAAATGTCTGGTTGTATTTTCTGCAAATCACTTGCAGCTACACTAAACTCTGATGTTGCCATTATTTTTTAGATTTTTTTTTCTTAGCAACTTTTTTTATAACTTTGTCAACTTTTACAGGCTCACTTACTTTTTTTGCAGTTTGTAAAGACCACCCACGCATATTGAATCTTTCAACATTGTTTTCATAATCGTGTTTGTATCTTTCAATTACTTCGCCTTTTTTATTAACAAGTTTTACTGTTTCTATACTCATAATTTTTTATACCAAATAAGGGGTGGGTTGACCACCCCTATATTATAAAAGTTAGGCAGCTAAAGTATCTGCTGTGATTTTAACTCCATAAGAATCATGAAGTTCACCAACACCAAACACTGCTGTTGCGACGATCTCATCTGCACGAAGAGAAGCATCTCTTTGTGTTTCAATCTTAAGGTCTTGCATCATTGCTAAACCTAAAGCATCTTGTGAGAACACTCCACCAACAGAATCATCAGAGCCGTCAACTGCTATATTTGAGGTTTCAAAGATTTGTATACCAGCAACATTGCCGACAAATCCTGTTCTCATAGCTTCGTTTGATAGTTCTGTATCTCTACCAACAAATGTATTTGTTAAAGATTTTTTAACATTAAATATTTGTTTTGGGTGGAACACACCGAAGTATGGTCCGGGTGCTTTGTTAGTTTTTAATTCAGCAGCACATTCAAATAAATCTTGAACTGTTATTTCTGCACCAGCTCCAGGTCCTTTTTCTGTAGAAAAACCTGAAAACAAAGCAGCTAGATCAGTATCAATTTTTGTTGCAATTCCTTCACCGAATAATCTTCCGATGTCAGCCGCAACATTTCTTGATGCTGAGTTTCTTGCTAAATCAGTTAATGTAGTCATGATACCAACTTCTGATGCTGTTATAGTAACAGATGATGGGTTGACTGCTGTGTTTGAAAGATCAGCAGCTTCATTTACTGCGCCTGCTGATACAGTTGCATAAATCGGTACTTCTACGGATTTACCTCCACCAGCGATTGAGTAATTTCTAACAAGACCTCTCATAATAGATTGTTCGCTTGCAACGAACAATGCTTCTGCTACGATTTCGGTATATAGTTCCGATATCGTGCTACTTGTCGTTTCATTGGCCATTTTTTAACTCCTTAATAATGGTTATTTGTTCAAAACAATCTTCGTTGGTTGAGAGTCTCGCTCTTTACGATATTTGCGATATGTCTCTCTATCCGTAGGATTATTCATATCTAATTCACTCAGATTAAAAGGTTTACTGAGCTCTGACCTATCCACATTTGACACTGAGCCACTACCACTCGGAGTAGCAGTAACAAAGTGAGGGTTCTGTGTTAAAAACTCATTAACCAACTCGTCAGTAGTTAAAAGTTCCCCTTTGTTGTTATATCTTGCTATACCATTTTTATCAAGTATTTCAACATTACCTGTTTCATTTAGTTTGATGTTGCTTTTTAACAACTCAACAACTTGATCTGGATTGATAGCACGATTTTTTGAAGCTGATGAAAGTAAAGATTTATTTATCTTTATATCTTTCAATTCACTTTCTAAACTTGAATACTTTTTGTTAAACTCTTCAGACTTTTCTTTGAGTATTTGCTCAAATTCGCCCTTTTGTATTTTTGTTTTTTCTTCTGCTTGTTTTTGACTTTGTACTGCTTGGATTGCAGTCTCTAAATCTTCAACATCTAATTTTTTATAAATAGATGCTCTTTCTTTAGCCAATCTTTGTTTCACTATGTTGTTTACATCGTCCTCTGAAAATGTGTTTGCGTTTACAGTTTCAGTGGGTTGTTCCGTTGGTTGCTCTTCAACAACGGGTGTCGTAGTTTGTTCTACTTGTTTTTCTTCTGCCATTTAATACTCCCTTTTATATATTCCATTCTGGATTAGTTGGAATCCAAGTATGTCGGCACCTATAACCACCACGAACTATAAACGGATCGCCTGTAGATTTACCAGCCCAACCCTCGTTTTTCCAAATATCCCGAATCTCATTTTCGGTTAGTGTTCTGTTTACCATTCTTCTACAAAATTGTCTAGAGTCACGGACAAGCGTCCCAACATATTGAAAATGATTTAAACCACTATCTTTTGCTTTTTTTACAGTAAACTGTCCGTGAAACTGCATTACTGAATCATGTGCTATTTGACCAGCATACTTGCGCATGTTGTCACCAGCTCTATCAGAAGCATATTCAGTTCTTAATTTTCGTATTGCTTCCTCTACTTTTAATTTCATATTAGGATTAAATTTGTTTTCATTTACAAAATCAACCAATTGATTAATTTCTGCTATGTTAGAACTTTGATATACTCCGTTTATATGCCCACGAATATTTGAAACCATATCATCAAAAGGTCTGCCAGCTATTATACTTTGATATACCTCGTCATTTATTACTTTTAAAAATCTTTCAGCAACATCTTCAAAACCAGCGAATACTTGATACTTTAATGAATTAATAGTTTGCAAATCTATATCAGTTAAATTTTTGAACTTTGTTGGTATAGGCATTTTACCAAAGGTTTTTAATACCTCATTAGCTACCCTGTTATATTCTTCGTTAATAATTAAATCAGCTTCTTCTAAAAATGTGCTTTCAATAATTGATCGTAGCCTTGGTTGTAATTGTATTGCTAACCTTATATCAACTAAATCTAAACTACCTTTTGTTGCTTTAGTAAGTTCTTTGACGACATCTTCCTCTAAACGATAAAGAGTATTTATTAATCTTTCTTCATGTTGATCAGCGAGCTGTTCTAATATTTTACTCATTTAATACTGTTTCGCCATGCATACAAACTCCAATATGCAGGACTCAAAGTTTTTTGCCCTTTTACTTTTTTAAGTACACCACCCATACGAGCCATAAAACTTCTTTTTCTTGCTGGTATATTAGATTTAATTTTCATTCCGGGATCGCCAAATCTAACTTTTTTTACATTACTAGTTTTTTTATCTTTTACAAAAACAGCAAACTTTCTTGATTGTCCTGGAGTACGAAAAGGTTTCCCAAGTCTAACTGCTTTACCTCTATACTTGGCCATTACTTTTTCTTTCTTTTTCTTTTACTTGCTCTTAAAATTAAATCCTTATCAAAGGTGCCACTACGACCACGACTAATTAATTTATTTACTCTAGCCATAGACCATTGAGCCATACCAATACGAGGTCTGCTACCACTACTTAAAAATGCACCTTGCCCTCTACGATACGATGCTTTTAAATCTGCAAAATTAAATAGCTTAGATTTCTTTGCTTTAGCTTTTAATGTTTTAACAGTGCTTGCAGATAATGCTTTTCTAAATTTTTTTGCCATTATATTTTAGTCCTTCTTCTTAATAAACTCATTGGTATTCTGCCACCACTTTTATATATTGATGACATTCTTTTTAACAACGATGCTCTTGAACTTCTTTTTGAACCAGATAAACCAGCTAAATACTTGGAGGGTATTTTAGTTTTTTTATCCTTTTTAACTTTCTTCTTCTTCTTCGGCATTAGGAGTTTGTCCTTCTATTTCTGTAGTTTGAAACTGACCTCTAACTGTTCTTGTTGAATCAATCTCATCATTAATAGTTTTGATAGTTTCGTTATCATCAATGACAGCTTCAGCGATTTGTTTATCAAGTTCTTTGTTAAATGTTTCTGATTTTATGCCACTAGCTTTAGCCATTTGTAAGTATTGTAAATCATTTGCCCAATCTCTAATGTCAAAAGTATCTGGATAATCAACTGTTCCGTCCCATTGTTTATCTTGCCATGTTGCAAATAAACTCCAAATCTGTTCCTCTGCGTTTTCTAAATAATCTGCTTTCTCACTGAGCCTTGCGTTTAAAAGCTGAAACTCTGTTTGCAATGCTATACCACTTGCAATCTGTTGACCTGTTGCTCTTACAGAACCCATGTGTGTTATTCTATCAATAGCATCAACTTTCATTTGAATACATTTCATAATACCGTCAAGGTTTTGCCCACTAGGTTGAATAATGTAAGGTTTTAAATCTGATTGTAAATCTTCTGGTATTTCTATGATTGAACCAGCACCAGCACTTGCTTCAACATTTGGAGTCTTTACTAAGCTAGGGTGGTTGGCTAATCTAATTAATTGTTCTTTCTCTGAGTAATCATTGTAAATAGACTGTTGTAAATATGCAACATCTGCTAAATCACTTATGCCTATCGGTCTTTTGTTTCCTCTAAGATTGTAAACATTAACTGCTGGAATCATACCAATAGGATTTGGTATTTCTTCAATAGTTGTGACATCACTATCAGAATATTCTTTCTCGTAATCTTGAACACTGTAAGTACCAATCATTTCTTCTGTAAAAACTTTAAGTATTGCTCTTTCGCTATTAATATCCTCAACAACAACTAATAAATCTAAATAAAATCTACCACTTGCAGCTCTTTTGTAATTCCAATTAACAATATTTTCTGGAGTGTAAATTGACATGTACGGTCTAATATCTTGCGATAATTCTTCGGCTCTTGTTTTTGCATTGGTTTGTGGTTTGTCAATAATAACCCAACAATTACCGTAGATACTTGCATTCATTTGAACCTCACGCATAACAGTATCAAATGACCTACCGTCTAAATCTGCATCAGCGATAAATGATTCTAATTGTGGGTCTCCGTCAAGTGAACCATAATCTCTAGTTGGTGGTACTCGCCATAAAAAACTTGTATAAATTTGCACTACATTTTTACAATGATTGTCAATAGGTGTATGTCTAAC